GCAGTAATTTTTTGACTTAAATTCTTTATTTCGTTCTTAAAATTACCAAATTCTATCTTAATATATTTATTTCTATTTGCATCATAAACTACTCCAATTACACTTGTTTGAATATCTACCTTACATTTAGGATGCTTTACATATATAACATCTCCTACATCTGAAACATTATCTATTTTTGCAGATACAGAATAATTTATTTTAGGCAATTTATTTTCTTGCAGATAAGCATTTGCTTGTGCTAACAACCATTCTTTTGATGCAGAAATATATTCTTCTTCTGTTGCATAATTTTCTTTGTCTAATTCATTTTCAAATTTAACAACCTTTGTGTATGGTATATCATACAATTCTTCTTCTAATTCTACATAAGTATTATCAAGTAATATTGCAACTTCTCCATCAGTTGTATATGGCAATATTTTAGTGCATACATCATCCCAATTTTCAGATGTTTCTATATTGGTTATATTCTTATTTTGTGCTAATACTACTCCCCTATCTTCTCCAATACTTGACTTTATTCCTAAAGTAAAATTATCTCTATACCAATGACCTCCATAATAGTCATTAACTAATTCTCCATATACTTCATATAAAGATTTCCTTACCATTCTTGCACTCTTTATAATTGTTATATCACTAATAGTAGTAAATGGACTTTTTCTATCAGTAGCACTATTAAAATGGTCCAAAGCATCATTACAATTTTTATCTACTGAATAACTATCTTTAATAATGTAATTTTTAGCATCATAACTTAAATGCCAAGCAGTACATTCTACTCTATTATTCTTTATTTTAGGGTTATCGCATCTAAAACCTTGAACTCCCCAAGGAGTAGGAACTCGGACTATCATTCCTTTTTGATAATACTTTAAATTATCAACTAGATCCCTTAACTCTATATAATAATCCGAGTTATCTCTTTTCGTTATTTCTGCAATTAATGGATGCAAAGTTTTAATTCCATTTGTTTCAAATAAAGTTTCTGTACTATCATAAACTTTAATCATACTAAATTTCCTTTACTTCAATACTATATTTTTCTACATCCACTATTTCATTAGAACAATATTCAATATTCATATTAGTATCTTTACTATTAAATATGTTAGATACATTTTTATATGTTTTAAGCATTGTTACTGCTCCTAAATCAATTTCATAAGGTTCTGTTAATTCATAATAAAAATAATAACCACTCATTGCATTTGTAAATGTTTCGACATCAGTGTAATTAGTTTCTCTTACAATAACACCCGTACCACTCATAGTTATAGATATTCCACTTGATATTGAACCAGTTAGCCCATAACAATTATTTGCTGTATATACTGTGTAAATATCACACATTGCATTTGCTTTGGTGTTATTATTCACTGGTCCTTTAGCACCTGTTATTGTAGAACTGAAACCATAATCTGATTTATATGCCCATACAAGAGTACCTAAATCAACTCTACCAACATTCTTTTTTAAATATGCTTTACCATCTTTAATGTATATTTCATCTTTTACTCCATTTGGTAAACTACATATTGGTTCTGGTAAAATCAACTCTATTGCATTTTCTTGATATGGTACAAATTCAGTTGCTAAAGAATTTTCATTATCAACCATTTCTAATTGTATTCCAATTCTGTAATCATTAAATACTGCACCTTTATTAATAAAATAATTTACATAATCAATATAACCATCTTCTAATGAAGATTTTGCGGGAGCATCTGAATTTAACCAATTCCATGTTTTAGTTTCACCAACAACCAATCTTATATTTGACAATGCTATTATATTATTTTTAGTTCCACCAAGAACTTTTATAGATAACTTATAAAATTTATTCTTATGAATTTTAATATTATCATTTACTAATAAATTATTGTCTGTACCATTTGTACAAGTTCCGTTCAATGTATATGTTCCATCTCCATTATTTGTAAATGTTACTCCACTACTCGTAAATGTAGGTCTGGTTAAATTGGCTAAATTCTTCCCAACAACATTAACTTCTACATTATCTTCAATTACTTCTATTTCACTTGGATAATCTGGACTAGGACTAGCACCACAAGTTTCGTATTCGGTTGCAGTATCTCCTTGTTCTAATTGAGCATTCATTTTTCTATTGTTAAAAATTTGGTTCATAAACGAATAAAATCCTATATATAGTTTCGTTTTTTCTGTTAATGTGAAAGTACCAGCATTTGTTATTAAAGTTTCATTATCATCATATTTTCTTATATAAGTCGCTATTTGGCTATCAGTAGGAGTACTAGCACCTGTTCCTCTTTCAAAATGATATGTTCCAGCAGGAAGCGTAAATGAGAAATTATTTTTGTATTCTTCACTATTAGAACTTATATCTCCAGTACTTGTACCATCTAAATATAAATCTCCATCAATAGCATAAAATCGTACTCCTTTTACTGTAAAATCTTGATTAGCAAATGGTAACAAGTTCTTACCACTTCTAGTTTCTTGAATACTTCTACCATCTAATTTAAAACTAGACATTTTGCAACCTACACTATCGTTCAAACTTATGCTTGTACCTTCTGCTTTTTTGTTTTTATAGCCTATACATTTTTTTGATACTGAATAATTGAAGTTTTTTAATTTATCTATAATTGCTTCCATAACTACACCTCATTACAAGCGAATGTTACTTCTTCTGATACTAAAAATATTCCTTTTTCAATAGTTTTCTTGATGCCATCTTTTATAAATTTAATATCATATACATATCTTCCATATTCTAATGAACTTGTATCATCTGGGCTTATAACTATATAATAAGCACCATCTTTATAAATGATTTCTTCACTTAATTTTTTTTGAAATATTACTTCTTCAACACAACAATCTTCTTTAACAGTAAAATATAATTCATCAACTTCTACTGAAGTTTCACCATCTTTTATTACTATTTCAATTCCTTTTGTGTTACCTCTAGTAATTTCATAAACTTTCTTCATATTATTCCTCCTTTAAATCCATCTGCTTTTTGGTTCTACTTCTAATTTGGTAATAGTTCCATCAAAAGAAATTTTATTTTTACCACTTTTGAATACAGGAAATTCACCTATCATATTTCTATTTCTTAATTCTGAACCTAAATAAGCATCTTGCTTTTCACTATCAATTATTACTGTATCTTCTCCTTCTGGAAATGTATATTTGAATATAGACATATCTTCTAATCTAAATTCAATAGTTCCTGTTCCTGTAATAGTTATAATAGGCTTTGAATTTTCTAACCCTTTATTTACAACTATAATGCTATCTTCTAAATTATCAAAAACTAACTTATGCTCTTGATAAAGATATTTAAAAGGCTGAACTCTAAATTTAACTATTGCTTCTTTAAATCTCAATAATCTTTCATAGTCTATTTGGTCCAGTATTCTTACTTTATAATATTTATCTGGCTCATTACTAAATACAATATTACTTTCTCCAGAAAAATATTTAACAATTTCATCTATATCATAATTATAAGATAGACCTATTTTCATTGACTTATCATAACTTTCATAACCTAGTTCTTCTATTATAGAACCATCAACTCCATCAATTTTTGTTTCTTGAACTCTCATTTTAGGCTTTGTTATAGGTGGCAATTCACTTATAATTAAACCTTTAATAGTTCTACTATCAATATCTTTCCAAATTATATGGCTCATTATGAATACACCAACCTTTCCATTGTATCTTCTACAAATATTCCCATTTGTCTGCCATCCATTTCTACTTTCATTTCTGATAAAGCCTTTTTGAAAGCATTAACCATATTATCATAGTTTGATATACTTGAACTTGAATTTCCTTTTAAATTTGCATTTATACTTGTATCAAAATTAGTAGGAATTGCATCTGCCATATCTCTTGAAACATCTGTCATTGTATCTTCAAAACCTACTCCAATACCTTCTGCCAAATAAGTTCCTACTTGGTCTTTCATAAGTCTTGAAGGTGATTTAATTCCAAAGAAACTTTTAATGCCATCAAGCATTGAATTTCCTACCTTTTTAATAGCCTTCCATATAAAATCACCCATAGAA